TGACATCTCTTCTCCCAAAACGGCTTCAAGTTCTTCTTTAATAATCTGTTTAAGTTGTGTTTTTGTTATTTTCATAGTCACGATCCTTTACAGCAGCGTCTTACTGGCTGCAGCATCCATTTGTTAGTCCAGCTTGTGTTCATGTTTCACTCCATCATCTCCGAAGAGCATTGTTAAAATATAAGATGTACCCGAAGAAATACCCCCCAAAAGGAAGAAATTAAATACAGTTACATCAAAACTAAATAGTTCCGTGAAAGGAGAAAGTAGCATTAAAAGCCAGCCAACATGAAAACCCATGCACATAGGACAATTTGCTAACTCTGCAAGCTTTCCTTTCTTCGGCCTTAATCTCGAAAAGATCTTGCCGTAAACAAGAATTTGTGTGAGCCCGTAGGCGCAAAGTATAAATGTTAAAAGTTCCATATTATTTTTTCAGCTGATTTTTATAAAAGTCTATTAGCTTTCTCACCATAGTCTCAAGAGTTTGTCTTTGTATGTCGGGATCGTTGCTCGCGGCTGTAACTTTCTTTATTATATTATCGGCTTCTGCGCTGGCTGCGGCTAGCGCCTCCGGACCTTTTTCGTCACTTTGTTCTATCTCGGAAGGAACCTCTACACCCTCTTCAATCTTTATAAAGTTGTTCCAATTTTCTAATAAAGTTTTCATTTGGAGTCCTTATTCAAACGTATACATATATCCAACAGCGTATGGATCTCTAATATAAGATTTTCTAATGGAACCTTGCTCTGTGCTTTGCGGAACTTCGCCCAATTCAGTTGAATCTGCTTTATCGGGATGCAATAATTCGTCATCTGACATTGATACTATAGCTTCTGTAGATTCAAAATATGGGCGCTCTTCATCAATAAACTTTGAAATATTAATAAGGGTCATTTTGGGGGCGCTCAATTCATCAGAAGAAGCAGCTTCAAGTGTTGCCTCCAAAGCGCCATAAAATGCACCCGATTGAATTGATTCCGGAATTACCAAACCCTTCTTTCGTAAATGCGCAAATAGTCTATTCTGTGCTCCGTAAACCAAATCATTCATGGTTTCTTTAGGAAAAACAGTTACTTTATTTTTAGCAGAGGATAAAACAATATCAATGTCTCCATGATCAAAGATCATAAGATCTCCATTCATACTTCTTCTCACGTCCATTTCTAAGCGGACTTGAGTTGTCGTAGGGCCTGAGCCTATTTTAACTACTATCGCCATCGCTATAGATTTCCTTTACAAGAGCTTGTGTCTTCATAATTGTCAAAAGTATTTCTTCACTTATTTCTTTCTTAGCAAAAGAATTTAATTTATCAATAATTGTATTAGTCTTCTCAAGCATTTGCTTATCGGAACTAACTTCTTTAATTTCTTTTGCCTCTTCAAGTTTTGTTTTTAGTCTCGCGATTTCTTCGTTTAAGAACACTTTTAAAGAAAGAGCGTTATCTGAGAAAGATGCAACATAGTAATTTAATAATTCTTTTTGTTCTTCTAAAAGCTGCGGATCATATTTGTTGTTAAACTTCTCCACAAAAACTTTATACACCGTTTTATCGATCTGTTCAGCCTCTTTCGTTTCTTTGGTGGCTAGCCCCATATTGAAAATGATTTTATTTTCTAACAATACTCTATTTTTTGGACTAGTTTTATCAGAAAACAATTGAGAAATTGTGGCGAGTGTTTTATAATTTGGAACAAAATTAGAAAATACCGAAGGAGAAACCTCTTTATTTACTGTGTTTATAAGAGCAGTCTGTTCGTCAAAAACACCTTGAGGATCTATAAATCTTCTTTGCAATTTAGTTTCAAACAAAATCTTTTCTGACGTCATTTTATCTAAGTTTTGATTGGTATACAGCGATCGATAACAATCTAAATCTTTTTTAAGCAACGAATCAGGTGCAAAATGTTCTCTAATAATTTTAACAATTTTATTCTTTTTATTTGTTTCTTTCTTAATAATAGCTACTGTTGCTTCTCTTATTAAAGATTCATAAACAAAGGCTGTGTTTCTTTTCTTATTGTGTTTTATCTTCATTCTTGTTCTCCAAACTTTCCAATAAACTTCTTACCGAATTATTTATTTGAAATAATTTATCTTCTTCGGTTTGTTCTTTCAAACTATAAATAGGCTCGTTTTGTCCGTAAACGCCCTCTTCCATACCAACTATACCTTTCCCGAGGGTGGCTAAGCCATCTCGATATCCTGGAAGTGTGCTGCGTTGGGAAGTGCCAGTGCTTCCTTGACCCCAACTTGCCGCTATCGAACGTGATGCCGCGCCGTCGCTGCGTCGATCTCGGTTACCTGGAGGGGATTTCTCTGGTCGGCCATAAGTTCTCGTTGATTTTCTGGATCCCGGCGGTACCGCCAATAAGCCAACATCTTCTGAACCAGCTTCTGGTTCGGCTGCTCCAGCTTCGCCGGCCGGCATTTCTTCTGGACCTCCGAGATCTCCGAGATCACCACCAAGATCGCCACCAAGATCGCCACCAAGATCGCCGCCAAGGCCCCCACCCTCCATTGCAGCAGCGGATTCTGCTACAGCCTGAAGCGAGGCATCGTGCTTGCGATCATAATACATTTCTCTTTGATTGCGAATAAATTCTTCATGAGACATACCGAAAATATGTTCTGTAACCCAACGACGAGAAAAATATCCTTCCGTTGCTGAGGCGGCAATATCAAATTTCTGCTTCCAGTGTTCAAGTTCCTGGAGTTCTGCGATCCTTGAAGGATTGTTCAGTGATAATTTAAAGGCTAGCAAATCGTCCCCTCTAAATCCTAATGTATACAGGTGAATAATGGCAATCTTTTCTAGTTCTGAAATTATAACTCTTTGCAATCTTTGGATTGTTCTCGCGAATCTTACGTCCTTTTGTGCGAGAGTTGTTTTGTCTTCTTCACCGCCTTCTCCCATCGTCAAATACGATTGAGGTATCTTTAACGCAGAAAATAACTTGTCGCGCAAATATTTAACATCGTCGATAGCAGTTGTATTTACTCCACCGGCAAGATTCGTAATGTCAGTTGCAGAGCCCGGGCGAACAGGAATGAAATAGTCTTCTTCAATCGACATAGGATTGTAGCGAAGATCGACGCGGCCGCTTTTTGAATCAACAACGGAGTGTCTTTTAAGCTGTGTGACGATCTTTTCCATATATTGTTCAACTTCATTTGGCGGGATTGCGCCGACATCAATCTTAAACAATCGGCGTTCTGATGAGCGAATAACTCGATAAGCCATCATGGCATCTTCCATAAGTACCAATTGCCTCCAAATGCGTCGTGCTGGCTCTAAAATAGATGTACCGTAAGGCATATACTTATCATTTCCTAGGATGCGAAAATGACACATTTGCCAGTTTTCGAAAGTCATTCCGGCGGAATTCCATTGGTACTGAACATAATTTGGATTAGTTGAATCCATTCCGTCTAGTCTCTCGATTTCTTGTGACGGGAGTGCTATAACAGACTTAACGCCGAACTTCTCATCGATGTCCAGATACAAAAAGAAATCTCCATATTTACACATTGTTCGGGCCCAGCCGAAAAGATTATATTGAAGATTCAAAATATTATCAAATAATATTGCTAGCACAGCTCTGATCTCTTCATTGGGACATCTAATGTTTAACATCGGACGAAGTTCGGAATATGTGGTCATTTCGTCTGCATAAATGTCCATCGTAGATGCGATCTCGGGCATGTACTCCATCTGATCAAAATCAACATATCTTTCGCCGCGGCGCTGATTTGCTATGGCATTTGCTGAGATATTATCAAGAGGATTATGTAGAGATTTCTTAAACTGTTGACCGGAAGCTGATTTAAATCGAGATGAAAATTTATCTAAATGCTGGCGCCGAATCTTTCGACCTGATTGAGATCGATAATTAACGATTGGACCTGAAAATAATCTGGTTAATGATTTGAATAAATCAGATTCACGGTTTGCGGGGTTTTTTCCTTGCTTAGAATTTCTAGGGGCCATTTATTTTCTCACTTAATAATCCATTTATATTGTTCATAAATTTTTTCAGCTTCAGTCATTTTATCAAATATTTCATTCTTCTTGTAGCCTTCTTGGCCTTTGATTTGAGTATTTATAATTGTTCTTGAGGTATAAATTGCATCAACAAAGGCTTTCTGATAGTTTAAATCTCTAGCATTTACTTGCAGCGCTGTATCTCTTACCCAGCACGCTATAGCCAATGCCATGATCAAATCATCATTGTAACCTTTCATTGCTTGCGGTTTACCATTCCTCCAAATAAAAGTTTTCATCTCGTTGGTTGTGCGAGAAGAGTATATGGTAATTAGTTTGTTTCTGATAAACTCCTCTAATTTGGCGACGATGAGGGGGCGCGTTTTCATAGATGTTGTAAATCCAGGAACAGCTGAATTTCTTATCTCGGCCTGATGTTGTTCGATATATTCGTGCGTGGACTTGATTGAGTGATAAACGTTTGGATATTGATATTCATTAATCAGCTTATCTAACACAGAATATCCAATATTATTATTCTCGACCACAAGCATGCAGCCGCCGAATTCTCTGCCAACACTATTGAGCATATTCGCAAACATATCAATTGTTGGTTTCCCTTGGTATTCGCCGATTATTTCTAGCGTTTCAAGTTTAACGATATGAAATGTAGAGAAATCGGCGCCGTCACCGCGCGATACATCAGCAACAAGTAAGTAATTACAAGTTGGATCAAACTCTTCCCAAATCCAGAAATTACGATCGAAGCCGGTTCTATATTTTGGTTCACAAATTGTGGATAATAAGTATTCCATACAATCCGGATCAATAACCGTTTCGCCAGATGTATTGAAATTGCATTCCAGCTCCTGTGCAATCTGACGCTTTGACATGTTTTTGGTTTCTTTCTTATACCACTCTTCATCTCTTTCCGGATGAACCTCCCACTGAAGAGTAGTTAAGTTAAAGTTGTTTGTGCCCGCTTCAGAATCTGTACAAGTTTTATGAAACCAATTACCAACGCCATTAGGCGTTGAAAGCGCAATGCAGCGACCACCTGTTGACAGTGTGGGATACAATCCAGTCCAAAGTTCTTCAAGATTTTCAATGTGAGCGGCCTCATCAAGAACCAAAAGCGACAATGCTTCTGAACGGCCAGCATCGCCGGAAGTTGAGGCTGCTTTAATTGACGATCCGTTAGAAAGTTCGAAAGATGTGCGGTTGTCTACGCTGATTGTTGCAATCTTTAACCAGTCGGGGACATTGCGCATAATGCTTTTGACTTTCTTAACCAAGTTTCCTGCTGTCGCGAACTTTGTTGCCATAACAAGAATAGCTTTATCGCGATGGAAAAGCATCATCCATACGATATAGCCTGCTGTGATCGTTGAGATTCCAAGCTGTCGTGCTTTTAAAATAACGTTAAAACGATAATCATTAAACTCGATAAGAAGATCGTCTTGGAAATCGAATGTGTTAAACAAGATAAGCCCACGCAAAGGGTGGGATATTCTCGCATAATTGTTAAGAAAGTAAGACGGGTCTTTTCCACATTTTAAGATCTCTTTTACTTTTTGCTTTTTGTCTAGTTGAAAACTCATTAATCATCTATTATCTCAATATCAATATTTTCAATATTTTCCTGACGGATGCTGCGCGACGCTAGCCGATGGTCGCGGTCCGCTAGCCATGCTGCAGCGGCCTCCTGGGAGCGCGCTTTCTCGTACTCGCTCCTCCCAGCAGAGCCCGGTGGTCGACTTTGATGGGCCTCGTAATCTCGCGTCGCCAGTCGTGAATTGGCAACGTTATATGGCTTAGCTAAAACTTTTATTAAAGTTCCTAAGTCTCGAATCAGGTCTCTATCAACATTTGAAATATCGGCTGCATACATATATGGTAAATTACCATAGAGAAGATTCACTATATCGTCCATAACGTTCCTGTTATCGCCGTAGTCTCCTTTGTATGTCCTATCCTTCTCAATAAAAGTTTTAAGCATCGCAATATAAGAGTGTAATTTATTTTGAAGCAGCGTGTCTATGTGGTGCCTCTCTTTCCTTTCTCTTTCTTTCCCTCGCTCATCGGCGCCGGCAGCCCATGCCCGGGCTTTCTCTTTCTTCTGTCGCTCTTCGCCCCAATGTGAGCCTGAATCAGCTTTGCCTCCGGGATCTTGGAAAAGGGCTTCTTCTAATCCTTCCACTAAAACTAGCGCTAGTTCCTGTTGAATGATCTCGTTCACCGGGTCTCGTCTTCCTAATCTGATTTCAGGGCGATCTCCATAAGCGCCGCCGGGCTGATATTCAGTTGGAAAGTCTTCTTCTGGCTCTTCTTCAGCGCTAGCCATTCTTTCGGCTTCGCCCTCTAAAGCGCCTTCGCCATACATTTGATCGAAGACGGCGCCGAAAATCTCGGAAGTATCGACAGCCTCTGTCCCTTGAAGCATTGCGGCGATAGCAGGCGCAGCTATCTCGGGAGCAAGCTCCTCTTTGATAACTTCCTCAGTTATAATCTCGCGCAACCTTTCAAGGGTGATTTTCACTTCTCTTTCTCAGAGCCTTTCTTTCTCTTATCGTTCTTTGGGCGCTTGCCCCAGCCTCCTTGTTCAAGGAAAGTTTTCCAACTAGGGGCCGGCGTGTCTGTCGAGCCATCATTATCGAGATTCATTTCCTTGGAGAGGCCACCAACTTTATAGTGTTTTTTGGCTGTGACCCAGGAGCGAATGCGTGAAGTGCTTTCGACTCGCATCTCAACTTCGCCTTCTTCCGTTAGTGAAACAGATTTGCCTGTGATCTTTTTGTATTCTTTTACAAGCCAACCCTTAATATCTGTTAGTCTCTGATCTATCTCTCCTTCAAAACCATTAGCATAAACCTCTTTAAGCATTACTTCTGACTGATATGATAAACACATCATGTCGCCATAAAACTTAACGTTAAATCCGTCCATTACTCTTTTGTCTAGAAGCGGATCTCCTTCTTCTCTCTGAAGGCCTGCTACGAGTGGCTGGTCATCTTCTCCAAGTGCGCCATCATAAGCGTTAGCGGCGGCTTGTGCTAATCCTTGTACAATTTCATAAACTGTTGCCATTTTTAGGTCTCCATCCTTTTAGCCATCTTTCTTCTCTATCCTCGACATATTGAATGTAACATCTATTGCAACAATCAAACTTGACTAGGCAAACATCGTCCATAGATTTCTTTGGGAAAGACCCGCAGATAGGACAACATTTCAAAGATTCTCTATTAAGTAGTTTTTTCGAGATCTTAATCCCATTAACATCTACTTTTTCTTGCCACTCTTCATTTTTATATTGTTTCTTATAAAACTCTCGGGACTGTTCAAGATATTCTTTCTCTTTGCTCTCGTTCCAATTTCCCTTTGGATTCTGAACTGCTTCACTGCCGTATTTTTCGGCTATAGCTTTTTCTATTGCTGCTATTTTATCAGGATCATTGCTCATTAAAGACTCGGTATGCAGCATAGGTTGTCACAACTCCCGCAGCCACACCGCCAGCAAACCACCACCATTTATTACTTGGCGCTTGTGCTGCGATTGCTTCTTGTAGTGCAAGAATTTCTCTGTCTTTTTCTGTTATGCGCAATTCATATTCTTTTA